TTTCAACTTTTGACGCGTCTATGGGCGCACTAGGATAAATCATATGTCCGCGCCTGTCTACAACACAAATCTCCACGCCGCCGCCTATGAGGCAACGTACCGCAAAGCCACATTCTTTGGCTCTAACGGCGCTGTGCCTTCAATTACTACTGTGGCTCTTGCAGCTACGTACACCGGGCTGTGTCTGTACAACCCTGCAGGCACGGGCGTTAACTTAGTGGTGGGCAATGTGGGCTACTCGTTCTTGGTAGCGTTTCCGGCTGCAGCCACTGTTGGTTTAATGGTGGGGTACGCATCCGCGGGTGTCGTAACGGCTGTCGCTGCGGCCAGCCCCGGCGCGTCAAGCAACATTGGCACAGGTGCTACGGCGGGCGGCAAATGCGCGTTATCGGCAACGCTTGTCGGGACGCCTGTTTTGCACACGGTGTTTGGCGCGGGGTTGACCGGCGCAATTACCACAACGCCCCAAAACATGACTGTCTTTGACATGGGCGGTTCGCTTATTCTGCCGCCCGGGGCTTACGCGGCCATCTACACCTCCACAGCCTCCGGCGCAGCTTCGCTCGCGGCATCGTTTCAATGGGAAGAGGTACCTGTCTAATGGACCTACCTGAAGAAGTCCAAGCGTTACTAGACGCACACACGCAAAGCAATGCGGATACGCTAGACGCCGTCGGGCTAGCTATTGCTACGCGGCGTGATGAGGCTAAAGCGTTTAGACGCCAATCAGGCGTAGAGGATACGTGGACCGAGGCAGAGGAAGCCTATCTAGGCATTGATGACGCCAACAGGGGTGATTTTGCGGCGGCTAGGTGGATGAAACCAACAAGCATGGACGGACCCATCACAACTTCCCGTAGAGACATGGGGGAGGAAGTCAAGTCTACTGCGTTTGTGCGCATGACATCGCGCTACGTGGACGCGGGCTCCGCTAAGTTGGGTGAGATATTGCTGCCTATCGATGACAAAGCGTTCAGCTTATCCCCTACGCCCATACCTGACTTGGTCCGAGGCCGAAAAGACGTATCTCAAGTAGTGCACAAAGGCGTGCCGCTTGAGAAGAAGGACGGCGCGCCGTTAACGGTTAAAGATTTGGCGGAAGAAAAACTGCAGCTAGCGCAAGTAAAAGCCAAAGCGGCGGAGAAACGCATCTACGATTGGATGGTGGAGTGCCAGTACCCCGCCGAAATGCGAAAAGTCATTTTTGATTCTGCGCGCATAGGCGTAGGTGTTCTTAAAGCGCCGTTCCCTAAAATTTCTAAAGGCATGTCGCTTAGCAAAAACATGCTTCAGATTTCAGAACGTATTTTTCCTGCGTCTAAATGGGTTGACTCATGGAACATCTATCCTGATCCGGCTTGTGGTGAAAACGTTCAAGACGGGGACTTTATTTTTGAGCGTGACTACCTTTCTGCGCGTCAACTACGCAAGCTAAAAAATTTAGACGGGTACATTGGGGCACAAATTGACAAGGTCATTAAAGAAGGCCCTAACAAAATATACGTTGTCAACCCCGGCAGGCCAGACGAAAAGGCAGACCGCCATCGGTTTGAAGTCTGGTATTACTACGGCTCGTTAAAACGCAGCGAAATGGAAAGCTGTCAGCAAGGGTCCACCAAAAACATTGGCCACGAAGAAGTCTACGTTATTGTGACTTTGGTTAACGACTCAGTTATCCGAGCGTCTTTTAACCCCTTGGATTCGGGTGAGTTCCCGTACCATGCAGTGCCGTGGCAACGCCGGCCCGGGCACTGGGCAGGGGTAGGCATAGGCGAGCAGGTAAAGATGCCGCAGCGCATGGTTAACGCCGCTACGCGCGCGTTGTTAAACAACGCGGGTAAGTCGGCAGGGTGTCAGTTTATTATTGACCAAGGCGCAATTGTTCCGGGAGATGGACGGTGGACGTTATTGCCAGATAAAATTTGGTACAAGGTAGCCGACTCCGTATCGGACGACGTGAGGAAGGCATTTACCTCGATCACTATCCCAAACATGACGCCGCAGTTAATGTCAATTGTGGAGTACGCTTTTCGGCTAGCTGAAGAATCCACATCTATTCCCTTGATAACGCAAGGGCAGTCGGGTAAAACCTCGCCTGACACCTATGGTGCTACACAGCTACAAAACAACAACGCTAACCAACTGCTTCGCAGTATTGGCTACGCCTTTGACGACTACATTACGGAGCCGGTAATTCGTCAGTACTACGAATGGCTGTTACTCGACCCCAACGTACCAGACTCCGAAAAAGGCGACTTTCACATTGACGCCCACGGGTCTATTGCATTGGTTGAGCGTGCCATACAGGATCAAACCATCATGCAAATGGGGCAGATGGTAAAAGACCCTGCGTTTGGCATGGACCCTAAAAAGTGGTTTAAGTTAATGGCCAAGTCTAAACGGCTTGACCCGCGGGAATTGCAGTACACCGAAGAAGAAATGGCCGAGTTGGCTAAACAACCACCAACACCTCCGCCGGTTGTTCAGGCCGCTACCATTCGGGCTGAGATTGACAAGGCTAAACTTGCGGCAATGCAGCAAGACAATGAAGCAGATCGCCAAGTAGAGTTGCAAAAAGTTAAAGTGGACACCGACCGCGACACGATCTACGTGCAAGCTGAACAAGAGCGCACCCGGATAACCGGCGAGGCTAAGCTGCATGAGATTGAGGTAAAACGCGAACTGGCCATGTTGGACTACGCTAACCGGCACCAGATTAGCTTGGAAAATGTTAAGGCAATGTTGGCCAAAACTGCAATGACCTTAGCGGCTCAAAAGCAGCTTGCGGGCGTTGAGCAGCGCGCGCCGCAAGTGGCCAGACCCGTAGTTGAGCCACCCGGACGCGCGCCCAATGGGCAAGCGTTTCAACAATGATAAACGAACTCATCGGTCGGGTTTTTGCTACGCGTGACATTACTCACCGCGCGCATTGGCGCACGATGAGCTTCTCGGAACACATGGCACTGGGCATATTTTATCTGGCACTAATTGAGCAAATAGACGCCATTGTAGAAGCGCACCAAGGATTCTCCACCTTGGTCGAACCCAGCATCATATTGGCTACTGACCCTCCCGATTTGATAGGCTGGCTTAAAAGTGAAGCGGATTGGATAGAGGCTAACCGAGACATCATCAGCGTAGGCTCTAACGCGGTGGCCAACCTGATAGATTCGTTGTCCGGCAGCTATCTGACTACGATATACAAACTTGAGCGCTTGAAATGAATTTGACAGAAAGTGAGAAAAGTCACTTTGTTTGGCAAAAAATTGAGAAACATTTGCAAAATCGTGTTAGTATTTTGCGAGCAAAGAACGATGGCCCTTTGGATGCAATGCAAACTGCAACCATTCGGGGGCAAATTGCTGAGGTAAAGGCACTGCTTTCGTACAGTACAATGCCTCCGCAAAAGGATTAACAGACCACCATGTTGGCCGTCTGTTTTTTAAGGAGTGAGTTTAATGGAGACAAATGAGGATCAGCAGTTTAATTCGGGCTTTAGTGACGATCAACCCACGCCTGCGCCGGTTGAAGAAGTTGTGCAGCCCAAATACGTTCAAATAACTGAAGATGATTTCAAGTCGTTTCAAAGTAACGCTACCAGCATTGCAGAAATGCGGGCCGCGTACCAAAAACAGTTTGATACAGCGTTTGGTAAATTGGGCGGGGTAGAGAGAACGCTTACACAACTTTCGTCGTCCGGTGGACGGCTTGAAGTGTCAGACGACATTGTCGCAGATATGGCTGAAGACTTTCCTGAGCTAGCCGCGCTGCAACTAAAAACTCTTAAAAAATTTGCTGAGACTATAAAACCTGCGGCTCCAGTTAACGTAGACAACCAAGTACACGCGCAAATGATTGCGTGGCAAACGGAAGCTCTTGAAGATCAGTACCCGACATGGCGCGAAACTGTTGGCGCGTTTGGGTCAAACAATGCATATCGCCAGTGGTTATCGACGCAAGACCCGGTCTATCAACAGAAGTTGAATAGCACTAACTCTGCCGACGTAATTGCCCGCTCTATATCCATGTTTAACACCTCTTCTAAGCCAACCGGCCGCCAAGCAGTTATTCGCAATGCCATTACACCCAAGGGCGACGGAGGTACAATAACCCCCTCTAACGCTGATGACGACTTTAACGCCGGCTTCGCCGGTAGATAGGAACTAACATGACCATTCAGACTTTTGCCCTAACCTCGGGCCGAATTAACAAATTCAAAGGGGAAATTCTCTCCCATGCCGTTCCACTGGAATGCTTGGGCCGCGGGGGCCGTCAAATCAAGATGCCCAAAAACAGCAGCGATACGTACGTTGCCCGACGGTGGCTGCCTTACGGCGCTACGTCTACCAACGGCAACACCCAAAACCGTTTTTTCCAAGACGGCACGGGCGCGCGCGACACCGCTATTACGCAGGCGCACCTGACTTCTGAGGGCGTAACACCCACTCCAGAAAGCATCACGCCTGTGGATATCACGGTTGTCATGCAGCAGTACTCCTGTTTGTACGGCTTTACTGACAAGACCTACGACTTGTATGAGGATGATATCCCCAAGCAAATGATCGAACAAGTTGGCGAACGCATGACGTTTGTTAACGAGATGGTCATCTATGGCGCTTTGCGAGCGAGTACCAACCAGTATTACGGCGGCACGGGCACCACCCTTGCAACTGTTAATGGTGGATTGACCTTGGGTATGGTTCGCAAGATTGCTAAAAACTTGCAGGCTAACCACGGCAAACCGGTTAACAAAATGCTGTCCGCATCCGGCAACTTTGGCACAGACGCTGTTTCTGAAGGCTACACCGTGTACTGCCACACCGATTTGGAACCTGATATCCGTGATATCCCCGGGTTTATCCCCGCGGAGAAATACGCGTCGGGTACACCAATGGCCAATGAGATTGGTAAGGTCGAGCGTTTCCGTTTCATCACTTCGCCGGATCTGCCTTCTGTTCAAGATGGCGGCGCTGCGATTGGTGCTACAGGCTTGTACTCAACCACAGGCACCAGCATTGACGTTTATCCGTTTATTGTGACCGCTCAAGATGCTTGGGGTCAGATTGCATTGCGGGGTAAAGAGTCAATGGACCCAACCTTTATTCCTCCGGGTGCAAAGTCTAAGTCCGACCCATTTGGTCAACGCGGTTACGCCGGTACAATCTGGTGGAAAGCCGTTATGATTGAAAATGCGGGTTGGATGGCTGTCGGCAACGTCGGTTCTAAAACTCTGACTTAAGGAGAATAATCATGCTTGACACTATGACTCGCTATTTAGCGGGCGTAGCTGCGGAACGGGACCGAAATGCAATAACGCAAGTTACTACACCCCTTGTAGATCGGTTCAGTTCTTTGGCAACGTCAACTGCCGGCTTAGTAATTAAGACCGGCGGCAGCGCGCTAGCAAAAACTGGCACAGTGGCCTTCCAAGGTCTTGCCTCGGGCGTGCTCGTTACTATCGCCACTGGCACTGACATGCCCGCGTTGTCGGGGTCGATTACAGCAGCATCCTTTAATGTGTACTGCTTCTTTATCGACTCTGCTAGCACGGTAACGTCAGCTATGGGGACCGAAGGAACAACGCTTGCAAAAGTGAAGTTCCCTCCGTTTCCGCAAGGCAAAGCGTTGGTAGGCTATCTGATCGTAACGCACTCCAGCGCTTTTGTGGGCGGCACCACCGCGCTTGATACCGCAACGACAAACTTTGTTAGTCCCGTGGGGCCTTTTGACCCCTCTGTGTTAGTTTAATGGAACCAAGGCGTTAACTCTGCCAACCCATTTAAGGAAAAATCATGGCTACTTTTTTACAACCTACAGGGCTTACCCTGAACCACGTTAACGCGGCGTTTGTTGCTGGCACCACCAGCACTTACACCACTACGGTAACAACCGCGTTTTCTATTAACGGAAAATTCGGTACTACGCTAGGCGCACAAACCAATACCGCAACGCCCACTACGGACGCGGTAACTGGGGCTGCGTTTCCTGCTATCACTAGCAACAACTGCGCTTGTCTTGTTTGGGGAACCAATCTGGCGGGCACAATTAAGGTAGCGCAAGGCCAGATTGTGGCCACTGCTGCGGGCGTTACTACCACTGTGGGGGCATTCATCGCCGCACCACCGTTCCCCGCGTTGCCAGATGACTTCTGTCCAATGGCGTACCAGATTGTTCGCGTGTCCCCTACGGGCGCTACGTTTACCACCGGTACTACTTCTTGGACCGCGTCTGGCATTTCTTGTACTGTGATGAAAAACATCGCTACGCTGCCTGACCGTCCGCAAATCGCTTAATCAATGGAGAAAACTCAATGGATGCAATAAACGTTCCCACTCGTAAAACTCGCGGTGAACTTCATGTGGGAGACACTAAAATCGAGCAAAAAGCGGATGTTGTATCTATTGAGGATCACCAGCAAGATGTAATTGTTGCCGATCAAAATCTCAACTTGGATTACTTGGCTGAGCTAAATTTTAACGAAGAGCCGGTTACTATACGGCTAGAGCCATCTTCGGAAAAGTTTGCCTCACGTTGGATTCCTTGCTGGGTTAACGGCAAAGGCGCGGAAGTGCTAATCAACGGCAAATGGGTAGAGTTTGGATATCTGCCTGTTTCCAAACCGTTGACCATTAAACGTAAATACGTTGAAGTTTTGCTTCGCTCTAAACGCGATGCCATCGAAACTAACGTTGTTGAACGTGATAACGAAGATCCTCAAAACATTGTTCAGCGCTCCACCACTTCTACGGCTTTGTTTTCGGTTATAGAAGACCGCAATCCTAAAGGTGCAGAATGGGCTACTGAGCTACGCCGCAGAGCAGGGTAACATATGAATTTCCTAGCGCTATGCCAGAGGGTGCGTCAGGAATGTGGTATTTCTGGTTCAGGTCCAACTACGGTAGTTAGTCAAACAGGTAATTTAAAACGGCTTGTTGATTGGACTAACACGGCGTGGATGGACATACAAACATCCCATCAAAACTGGGATTGGATGCGTTCTAGCGCGTCGTTTACAACCGTAGCAGCGCAATCCACCTATCCGTTAGGGACC